TGCGGCTACTCATGGAACGGGCACAGGACAATGGTCGGCGCGTAAAGCTCAGTTAGTGGCTAAGAAATATAAAGCAGCGGGCGGGGGCTATAAGTAATGGCTTTGGCAAAATCCCAACAAAGTTTAAAGGCTTGGGGTGAGCAGAAGTGGCGCACGAAGTCCGGCAAACCATCGTCTAAGACTGGTGAGCGCTATCTTCCAGAAAAGGCAATTAAAGCATTAAGTCCGCAGGAATATGCCGCAACTACTAGGGCAAAGCGTGCTGGCAAAGCAAAAGGCAAACAATTTGTTGCCCAGCCAAAAAGTATTAAGCAAAAAACTAAGGTTTACAGGCAATTTTAACAGAGGAGAATGCTATGAAAGACTTTATGCAACAACAGATTGAAGCATCAGAGCGATTATTTCGAGCGATGCTTAGAGACCACGAAGAACGCGTAGGGCATGAGGCTATGCTTCAAAGTCTTTCCGCTGGATTGATTAAAAAAATAGACGAGCGGGACGAAGAAATTCACCGCTTACGGGAACAAATTAAACAATTACAAGGATTTCATCATGGCTGAAAAATGGATTCAAAAAGCGATTAAGAAGCCTGGTGCATTACGCAAATCATTAGGCGTTAAGGCTGGAGAAAAGATCCCAGCGAAGAAACTCGCTAAAGCTGCTAAAGCACCTGGCAAAATGGGGCAAAGAGCACGCTTAGCACAGACTTTAAAAGGCTTAAAGTGAACTTCATCATCACTTGGATTCTGGACTTATTTAAGCCAGCGGAAATGCCGACTGCGCCAATTAAGGCAAAGCGTAAACCCGCAGCTAAAAAGACCGCCGCAGTAAAAAAACCTGCTAGGAAAAAACAGGCATGAGCACAACTGGAACCAGTACCTTTAATCTAGATATGAACGACCTCATTGAGGAGGCGTTTGAGCGTTGTGGCATGGAATTAAGGTCTGATTACGATTTTCGCACAGCACGCCGCTCTCTTAATCTATTAACGATTGAGTGGGCAAACCGCGGTATTAACCTATGGACAATTGAACAAGGCCAGATTCTTATGAATACCGGTCAAGCAATTTATCCATTACCAGTAGATACGATTGATATTTTAGACGCCGTAACTCGCACCAATAACGGTAGCTCTTCCAATCAAATTGACATCAATCTTAGCCGTATTAGTGAATCTACCTACATTACGATTCCCAATAAGAATACGACAGGTCGCCCTATTCAAATGTGGATTAACCGTCAAAGCGGTGGTGTAGCCAGTATTCCTCAGACTACGCTTGCCAATGCAATTACGACAACCACCCAAACAACGATTGATCTAACGAATGCCTCAAATCTACCAACCCAAGGATTTATCAATATTGATAATGAAACCATTGGATACCAAAATATTGTCGGGAATCAGATTCTAAACGCTTGGCGTGGACAGAATGGAACGACTGCTGCAACTCATTCAAACGGCGCAAACGTATTTAATAATCAATTGCCTTCTGTAAATGTATGGCCCACCCCAAATCCTCCAGGTAGTCAATATACGCTGGTTTACTACCGTATGCGTCGTATTCAGGACGCTGGTAATGGTGTTCGTACCCAAGATATTCCATTTCGGTTTATAAATTGCATGGCAGCTGGTTTAGCCTATCACTTAAGTATGAAGTTACCAGGCGTTCCCGATAACCGCATTATGTTGCTAAAAAGCGACTATGAGCAACAGTGGGACTTTGCTTCTACCGAAGATCGGGAAAAAGCAGCCATTCGATTTGTACCTCGTAATTTGTATTACGCCAATTAAAATGTCATGCCAAATAAGTTTGCGTCCGGTAAATATGCGATTGCTGAGTGCGACAGATGCGCACAGCGGTATAAACTTAAAGAACTTAGGATTCAGACTCTTAAGACTAAACCTTATCGTGTAAAAGTATGCAAAACCTGTTGGGATCCAGACCATCCGCAGTTACAATTAGGGATGTATCCTGTGAACGATCCACAGGCTGTAAGAGAACCGCGTCCAGATGTCAGTTATCAAGTTTCTGGACAAAGTGGCTTACAGATAAATTTAACGGGCGTTGGGCCTGATGGGTTTGGTAGTGCAGAATTGGGTAGTAGAGTAATACAGTGGGGTTGGAATCCAGTCGGTGGTTCAAGAGGCCCAGATGCTGGTTTAACACCAAATGACTTAGTACAAACGGTGGCATTGGGAACAGTAACAGTAACGACAACTTAGGAGTAAATATGAAACACGAAGACATTCAAAAAGACAAACCGATGATGGAAAAGGTGGCTAAAAAAGCCGTCAAAACCCATGAGAAAAAAATGCACGGCATGAAAAAAGGCGGTGTAACCTCTATGGATATGAAAAAAATGGGCCGTAATATGGCTCGTGTAATGAATCAACGTAGCACATCAAGAGGTCGATAATGGCTAAATTTTCTAAAAAAGTAATGGGCAAAGAAGTAGGTGCTGCTGAGGTCTATGCTCAACCACACAATATGCAAGGCGGTGCTACTAACGTAAACACCTACAGTGGCTACACCCCAGGTGCCAAAGTTGTAGATACCATGAATATCTCTGTTGGTGGCGTTAGCAAAGGCAACTATAAGGGTGTAAATCCTTATGGCGTAGGTGAGATGCGTGGTTATGGCGCTGCTACCAAGGGTCGCAAAATTAGTGGGAAGATGGGCTAATGAACTACCAGCAGTTATACGCAGCCATTCAGAACTACGCTGAGTCTACTGAGCAACTATTTGTTGAGAGTATTCCTACGTTTGTTCAGCAGTGCGAAGAACGGGTGTATAACGCTGTTCAGATTCCAGCTATCCGTAAAAACGTCATTGGTAACTTTACCCAAGACGATAGCTACTTAGCTCTTCCCAACGATTATTTGGCGTCTTTTTCCCTAGCCGTCATTGATGCAAGCGGGAACTACGAGTATTTGATTGATAAAGACGTTAACTTTATTCGTCAGTCGTATCCAAACCCAACCACTGATACTGGCACCCCACGGTATTACGCTCAGTTTCAACCCTATACCTACTTAATTGGACCGACTCCAGATGCTAACTACCAGACCGAGTTGCATTATTACTATTACCCAGAGTCTATTGTTCAGGGTGTAATGTCTGGGCTTGGCACTATTACTGGTGGCTCTGGCTACATAAATGGTACATACCAAAACGTCAGCTTGACTGGTGGTACTGGGCAATATGCCATTGCAGATATTGTTGTGACTGCTGGTGTGGTGTCTTCCGTTACGATTAAAAACGGTGGGTCATTCTACGTTGTTGGAGATATTGTTAGTGCCTCTACCGCTGATTTAGGTAATTCTGGATCTGGATTCTCTGTGCCTGTTACCAACATAAATAACCCAACAGGAACCTCTTGGTTAGGCGATAATTTTGAAACTGTATTGTTATATGGTTCGTTGCGTGAGGCTGTAATCTTCCAAAAGGGAGAACAAGACATGGTCAATTACTACGAACAAAAGTACCAAGAATCCTTAGCGTTGCTCAAAGACTTGGGTGATGGTAAAGATAGAAGAAGCGCATACCGTGATGGACAACTTAGGCTGCCTGTACCTGGGCCTGTTAGATAATTTTAGGAGCATTTTATGGCGATCACCCAAGCAATGGCTACATCGTTCAAGGTTCAACTCTTGAATGGTCAGCAAAACTTTTCCTCAAACACGTTTAAATTAGCGCTGTACACCAGCTCAGCTACTTTGAATGAGAACACCACTGCGTATACAACAAGTAACGAAGTAGCTTCTACTGGCAACTATTCTGCTGGTGGTAATACTTTGACTGTTAGCGTGACTCCAACAAACTCTGGCAACGTGGCTTATATCTCATTTGCTAATACTTCTTGGGCTAACTCAACAATTACTGCAGCTGGCGCTTTGATTTATAACAACACCAACTCCAATTCGGCAGTTTGTGTGCTAAGTTTTGGTGGAGATAAAACCTCAACTAATGGTACTTTTGCGATTAACTTCCCAACCGCAGATGCAACCAACGCAATTATTCGTTTGACCGCTAGTTAAGGAGCTGTAAATGGCTCTTATCTTAAAAGATAGGGTTAAAGAAACCACTGCTGTAACCAGCACGGGTACGGCTACCCTTTTGGGCGCTGTAACTGGATACCAATCCTTTTCGGTCATTGGTAATGGAAATACGTGCTATTACGCCATAGTTGCACAAACTGGATCTGAGTGGGAAGTAGGTCTTGGTACATATACATCGCCAAATCAATTAGCTAGAACAACGGTTCTTTCTTCATCAAACTCTGGATCCCTAGTTAATTTTTCTGTTGGCACAAAAGATGTTTATGTAACCCAGCCAGCTGAGGAAGCGGTTTATTTAAATCAAGCTACTGGCAAAGTTGAAATTGGTGGGGACGGTACAAACACAGTAACGTTTACTAATGTCAGCACAACCAATTTAACGGCAAATACGGTAACGCTAACGGCTGGAACAATTACCACCAACGCTGCCAATGCCACGGATATTACCAACAAGACCTATGTTGATGGTCTTTTTTCCACAGGTGTTTCGTACCACGCTCCTGTTTTAGTTGAAGCCCCAACCGCTTTAAATGCGGTATACGTCCAGCCAAATGGTGCAGGTAACGGTGTAGGTGCAACACTGACTAATAATGGTGCTAATGCTGCACTTGTCATTGATGGTGTAACGCTATCCAATACAGCTCGTGTTTTGGTTTATAACCAAGCAAATGCCGTACAAAACGGTGTATATACAGTTACTAATCCAGGTAATGCTTCTGCACAATGGGTGTTAACACGTTCAACTGATACTGATACTTTTGGCTTAGCTAACCCTAATTCTTTAGGGCAGGGCGATGCGTTCTTTGTTCAGTCTGGTAGTACAGGCAAAGGCGAGACTTATATCTGCAACACCCAAGGCACAATTACGTTTGGCTCAACTAACATCACTTTTGCACAGATTAGTTCTGCTCAGATTTATGCAGCGGGTACAGGTCTTAACCTTTCCAACCTAACATTTAGCATAGCCAATACTACTGTTGTTTCTGGTCTTTATGGTGATTCAGCTAATGTATCGGTTATTGAAGTAAATGCTCAAGGGCAATTAACTTCCGCTTCTAACTCCGCAATTAACGTATCTAATATTACTGTTGGCACACTGCCAAATGCTAGAACCACAGCAAGCTCTGCTAATGGTGCGTCAACCATCGTACTGCGTGATTCTAATGGGTCGTTTAATGCTAACGTAGTTACGGCTACAACAGTCAATGCTACAACAGGCAACTTCACCAATATCACCGCAAACGCTGCTGGTTTAACAGACATTAATGCTTCAAACATTACCAGCGGAACCATATCAAACGCCCGTACTACAGGTAATACATCCAATAGTGCAAGCACTTTAGTTCTTAGGGATGCCTCTGGTAACTTTGGCTCTAACGTCATTACTGCTTCTTCGTTTAGTGGTGATGGTTCTGGTATTAACGCAATCAACGCAAGCAATATCTCATCTGGAACCATAGCCAACGCAAGAACTACTGCTTCTTCATCTAATGGCGCCAGCACCATTGTTCAGCGTGACTCTGGTGGAGACTTTAGTGCCAACTTAGTAACCGCTTCATTTAGTGGAAACGCAGCTTTAGTTAGTAATATCAACGCTTCCAACATTACTTCTGGGACTATTGGAAATGCCTACACCACTGCTAATTCTTCTAACGGCGCTAGCACTATTGTGCTTCGTGATGCAGGTGGAGCGTTTGCTGCTGGGGCAATAACAGGTACATCGTTTACCGGTAACGGCTCTGCTCTTACTGCCATTAACGCTTCGTCAATTACTTCGGGGACTTTAGACAATGCCAGGACTACTGCTTCTTCTGCCAATGGTGCTTCCACTATTGTGGCTCGTGATGCTGGGGGTAATTTCAGTGCCAATACGATAACGGCAACCACGTTTAGTGGGGCTATGTCTGGGAATGGCGCAGCCCTAACCAATATCAATGCTTCTAATATCTCCAGCGGAACAATTGGTACTTCGTTTGTATCTGGTTCTTACACAGGCATTACAGGGGTAGGAAACCTAACAGCTGGTACATGGTCAGCTAACGTTATTGGTAACGTATATAC